ATGAGCATAGAAACCAAAAAACTGAAAGACGTCCCAGTAATGACCACATTCGACAAAGCGTCCACCTTCCCCGTAATCGATGCAGCAGAGGAAGGCAAGGTGAAGCAGATATCAGGAGAAAACCTGCAAAAGGGAATCCTGGGAGATGCTGAGATTGGGGGGACAGAAGGGAAAGACATCACTACCAACGCAGGGGTGCAGAATCTCACGAACAAGACCCTGCGCAACTGCGAGATCGTGAACGACCAAGGCGAAACCATCGTAACGCTGGAAGACCTGGCTGAAAATGCACAAAAGAGCATGAGCAGGTACAGCCTGCTGATGAAGGAATCCGACATACGAGTCACTGCAGAGGAATACATGACCGCCCAGGGGATAGACCCGCTGACACACTACATACCGATAGACAGTGTGAAGGTAGAAAGCATCTTAGCGTCGGAGAACGTGGGAGCCAGCTACGCTCCAGCGAGCGCTTCAATCCTGAACGTCTACTGCACCGGAGACGAAGTGTCCATATTCAATCTCGAAGCCGGAACCTTCAGCAATGTGCGAGCGCACCTGTCTTTCGAGATACAGGAGAAAGCATGATAGACCAATGCCAGGTATCGAACCACGGAATTCTATACACAAACTTTGAAATCCAGGGGAGCAACCTGGTAATCGACGCCCTCGTTTACGACGACAGCCTGTCCCTGGAGAACCTCCCGGACGGGCACAAACTCGCATTTGCGTACTGGGTGCTCTTCCGATACTACAGCAGCAGGAACGAGAAGCTGGCAGCCACTTACGAAGCCCTGCACGAACGTGAGATGATCAAGCTGCGCAGGCGAAGCACCGCCATAGTGAACTGCAGCCTGGGGAGCGATCTATGATCACCGACCTGAGCAGCATCTACGACGAAATACTCGCCCGCTGCGGAGAGGGATACAGCAACCTGAAGACACGAGCTAAAGACCTCTTCTGGCTATCCGTGGCCATCCTGATCAGGAACCGGGAGTTCACCACTGCAGAGATAGCAGGACTAACCACCATAGACGAGATAGAGGTAGAACTCACGGACTTCCCGCAGGACATCCTGGAGAATATCACAGACCAGGTGTTCGACGTGGAGGTGAAAATGCTCGTTGGGGGTCCCACAAACGCCATCTTCACCTACGTGAATCCAGATGAATTTGACTCAGCAAGCATCGCCAGAAAGAGCCAGAACCGCCTCACGAAACTGCCGGAGATCATCTGGACGATCAAGAACCAGATGGTTCTGGTTTCCTTCGACAGCCAGGACGTTCAGTTCGAAAGCGGATACGCATTCATCCAGAGAACCATCTACTCCATCGCCAACGCCCACACCGCAGACGCAGGCGACAAAACCCCATTCAACACATTCTTCAACTACAGCTTTGCGGCACGAGCCATAGAGCTAACCGTACCAGCACTACTACAAGAAGTGAAAGGATAAACACATGAAAAAGACACTCATCACCCTAACCCTACTCATTCTCGCAGCCGTCCTGAGCGCCGGAATCTTCGCCCAGGCAGAGCAGACAACGAAGGAGTTCAACGCCTTCCTGATCGCCATCAGCACGGCCATCGGCACCGCCATAGGGATATACATCCAGATCAAGCAGAACACCAAGAAACAGAACCTCAAGAGCGATCTCGCCAAGACCGTGGTAGCCCCTCTAATCGCAGAGGCGACATACAACTCGATTGGCCTCATGAGCAAACTGAAAGACCCGCCGGACGTTGACCTGGTGCAGGACACCAACAAAGCCAAGAACCTCCTGGTAAGCGCAGCGGCCTTACAGATCGAGCCAGTGAAAGCCAAGAAGCTCGGCCTGGGAGACCTCGTGAAGATGGGAGCCTTCGTATCTGACGTCTACGCCCAGGTGAAACCCGTAATCAAGGTACTGAAGAAGTAGAATGACAAACACACTTATTGGAATAGGCTTCTCAGTTCTGGCTGCGCTGGTGGGAGTAATCTGGAAGATGCTGAACGACAGGATTTCCAAGCAGAGCAGCAAAAACGACGAGATAGAGAAGGAGCAGGAAGCCATCAAGCTCCTGGTGAACGACATCGACAACAAGATTGCAATGATACAGGATAACTGCACCAAGAACCACCGGAACGACGTAACCGAAACTCAGATCAGAAGCATCTTCAAGGAAGAGCTAAAGGAGTTTGAGGGTAGGATAGAGAAACAACTAACCACCACCATCAAACTAAGCCTCTTTGAGGAAGGGTACATCAAACAAGCCCCAGGGAAGAAAAAAAACAATGCGAACAAGAATTAGACTGGACGGCGGCCTCGTAGATGCCCAACCAGCAACTAACATCCCGGACAACTGCGCCAAGGCGCTGCAAAATCTACAGGTAGCGGTAGACGGCAGGCTGATAGGCTGCCCAAGCCAGGTATCGCAAATACTCCCAAGCCACACAAGCTACTCCTTCGAGAACATCTGGATGTGGGAGCCAGCAAACCTGCCGTCCGGCTGCTACGACCCGCATGTGTTCGTGATCGTCCAGAGCAACAATGCCGTCCGAATACTACACAGGAATAGCTCTGTGACCTGGAGAAGCATAGAGATCGGCTCGGTAAGCAGCAGGACAAACATCATGGTGGACAGCAGCCCTGAGATGTTTGTTTTCACCACAGGCAGAAGCGCAGACCCGGCGCAAAAGATTACGATCAGCGCCGCTGGAACGCCAACGATGTCCAGACTTGGAGCAGCGCAGCCAACCAGCCTTCCGATAGTTCGCAAAATCACCTGTGATCAACTACGTGACGAGCAATACACCGGGATGTCAACCGGGAGCATCCTGATGTACTGCTACTGCGTAGTGAACAAATGGGGGGAAAAGAGCAACCCAAGCCCCCTGGCGGTACACGATGCAGCGCAATGGATGGAGAAGAAGATCAGCGACGACAACTCCATTTTACAGGCCAATGCTGGCAGCATCAAATCTGTGGAAGTGGAATGCCAGATACCAGACAGGCAAAATGCGGTAGCGGTGCACCTATACAGAGCCAATGCGCAATACAGCGAATCCGGCACCCCGGTAGCGCTACCCAAGCTGGTAGCCATTCGAGACATCGGAGAAAACGACACCAGCACCATCACGATCACTGACACCAATTTCCCGGCCGATCTGCCTCCAGACTACGAGAACGACTCAGCCCCGGCAGCCGACGACCTGGCGATATCGGACGGGAAAATCTTTCTGGCCAACGCCTCTGACCAGGGAACATTCCCCTTCCCAACGAGCGTAGCGTACAAACTAACCATACAGAACCCGAACCCGGCAGAATACGTGAACCAATGGTTCCACCTGGCTCTCTATGACGCCAACTCCCCGGCAATTGTCCGGATGCTGCCTGACACCCTCGTAATAGACGCCAACACCCGCATCCTGGACACAGACAGGATCACACCCCTGCTGTGCTACTATCGAGCCAGCGGAACCACCACAGACCCGGACAGCGGAGCAGGCTGCAAGGTGGCGAACGAGATATGGGTGAGAATCCCAGTGATGCCCATGAACTCCAGCAAGGACATCTACCTGGTGCAGTTTACGCAAGTTGGAAGCGGATTTGAAAACCCGATCCAAGACGGCACCCTGAAAGACATCCTGGAATACGAGGATCACCTGCAGAGAACTCCAGTTCGAGATGAATGGGCAATGCTTAGCATGGGCAAGAAGTTCGACGCCACCATGATAGGCGCCATGATCGGCGACATGATCAACAAGGCGAACACAGGCAACCCACCCGCAATAGCAAACGAAAACATCCAGGAAATGCTACATGATACCATGTGCGATTCGGAAGCCCCAGGAAACAAGGGAATCGGCATAAGACTGCGAAGCGGATCAAGCGACAGTCCCGGATGGTTCGATTCCCAGGACAAGCCGGACGGATTCATCTTCGCCGTGGCTCTCAAAACAGCCATACCGGGAACCACAGGAAGGAACATCTACAACGTTTTAGGGAACCTCATACGCCTGCAGCACCACTCATCCTTCACCAGCCCGGTGTTGGTATGGAAGAGGCGATCTCAATACAACGACCCAGGCGCACAATACCTCCCCCTGCCGGAACTGAAAGAGTCAGACGTGAGGATGTTCCTGATCATCAGCGCCGACTCCGTAGCTCCGGCCAACCCGCAGCACCGGAATCTGAGAATCCAGGCATTTTACCTGGATGTAAACGACAGGATAGCCTATGCGGAGAGCGATAACGACATCCAATTCACCCAGTCCAGCGAAACTGACGATTTCCCGGCAGAGGTAACCCCTGCCTACGAAGAACAGCCTCGAATTTTCGCCTACCAGTACTACGCATCGAAAGGTCAGAAGCTGGACAGATTCAATGCCTCGCAACTCTTACACCACCTTCCCATCTTCCCGGTGCAAGCCGTCGGCCTGAAAGGATACACCTTGATCCCGCAAACCGGAGACAAATGGATCAAAAACAATAACCTTACCGCAACACAGATCACTGGGGTGCAGAGCAGCGGAAATCAGGTAGGACTGATCAGATGGGGAGCAGGAGGATCATTTCCGCAACTGAGCGAATACCCCACACAACACAACATTCTGAAGATAGCTCCGCTTAAGTCTTTTACTGACACAGACGAGCACAACACCATGATGATCTGGACGAGCGACGGGAAGCTGATGCGCCTGGCTCTATTCGGCGACAACGCCAGCGAAGCCCAACTGATCACCGACATAGACGGAGTAGGCAGAATCCAGCCAAACACACTCTGCAGAACTCCAAGAGGCTTAGCCTGGGCAACCCAGGACGGGATATTCATCTACTCAGAAGCAGGACTGCGCAACATCAGCAATGGCATCGTGGCCATCGCCAACACTCCCACCGTGATGTTCTACCTGAAACGCAGAAAGAAACTCGTGGTACCCAACGTGAGCACCACATACGCACTAATGTACGACCTGGACACTGAAACCTGGCACAAAGAGACTTTGACATACAGCACCATAATATCCGGAGGGACAACCCAAACCTACGACTACGTGGTAGCCAAAGCCGAGAAGCGAATCCAGACCATGACTGGAGTAATCGCCCTGACCAACGGCACCGTAACGACGAAGCGATTCCCCATCAGAGGCAGGATTTCGAAAATACGGGTGAAAGGCGAAACGGCAGATGGCAACATCACCATTGCCTTTCGGTTAACCGGGAACAACTACGGCGGCACCATCCAAACACCGTCCATCAGCGCCAAGCTGAACACGTTCACGGCGGTCGCCGGAATAGCCCACGCATCGGACGGGATCGAGATAGTTCTCTCGCACCAAACCAGAATAATCAACATTGACGACATCGAACTGGAGATCAGCGATGAAAATTGACTACGAGAAATACATCCGCAGGCTGCAGGAAAAGCGCAGCAACAGCCCATACATCAAAGCATTTCAGCAGAGCCAATCAGCCAACGCACTTACGCAGCGATCCATCGATCAGCAGCTAAGCGGAAAGATGGGAATGAGGGGATTTAGCGCAGGATCGATAGCACAGATGGCGCAAAACCGGGATGAGGCATCCAGAGCCAGAACCGGACAGATGTGGGCAGAGACGGCAGATAAGGACGCCCTGCGCAACGAACAGATCGACTCCAGGATTGAAAGCCTGGAGATTCAGAGGGAAGAGCAGGACGAACGGATCAGGAAGGAAGCCCAGGACAAAAAGAACTCGCTCCTGAAAACAGCCCTTCAAGTAGGCGGTGCAGCCGTGGGGGGATTAGCCGGATTAGCATTTGCCAATCCGATGCTTGGAACGCAGATCGGAGGCGCAGGCGGCCAGATGCTTGGCAGTTTCATCGGTGGGGACGGCAAGATGAGCACCCGCAACTTCAGCCAGGATGAGTTCGTCAGCGGGATACAGGACGTTACGTCCAGCATCAGCAGCGCCTTAACCCTGAAGAACCAGAGAAACAGCCTGTCGGGACTTACCGAAGCGATCAAGGGGAAGAACCTAAGCTCGAAAGACCTCCTGTTCCTATCCGAATACCTGAAGGTCGGAGACCTGGACGGAGCGAGAAAGTACTTGAGCGACGACCTCGTCGAACAACTCACAGACAACACCAGCGATTGGGATAAGTTTCTCAGGCTGAACGGAGCAAGATAATGGAAAGCATTTCGAAATTCCTGCAAGGCATAGAAGAGCAGCGGCGCAAGACCCTGGCCACCAGGATGCAGCCGCTGGTGTCGTATCTCGACCAGGCATACAGACTGAAAACAGCAGAGGAACAAAACCAGAGAACCCTGGGGATCGCCACCTCGGACGCCCTGGAAAGAGCAAAACAGAAGGGATACGGAGACGACGAGATTGAAGCGTTCAGACAATCCCTGAGCGGGATCAGCGACCCAGGAGCAGTTCAAGGCATGTTCGCAGACTTTGAGCAGGCAGCGCAGGCAAAGCGCATCCTGGCACAAAATGGAATTACTGCAGAGCCAGGACTCAGCACCCCGGAACTGGTTAGGCTGGCCAACGAATCCGAAACGAAGCGGACAGGCAACCAGAACTACCAGACCAAGGCAAGGGAACTGGGGATCGAGGGAGAAAAAGCATACCAAGACCTGATAGCCCAAGGGAAAGACCCCGCTACCGCCTACGGAGAATCCAGCCGGAGAATCGGCATTAAGGACTTCGAGACCAAGCAAAGACTGGATTTTCAATACAGCAAGGCCGGACAGGGTGGACAAGGTGGAAGCGAGACACCAGAAGATCAATCCAGGATATCCGGGATCAGCAAAAAAGACTATAAGAACATCGCCATGACTAAATTCGACCCGGAAAAGAAGAGCTACCAATCCGGAGATAAGGTATACATCAGACGTAGCGACGGCAGCATTGGAGCGACCAAAATCCGGGTGGACGCCGACGGATACACCATCCGGTGGGCAGACAATGGCGAGATTGCCAACCTGGACGCAATCCTGAGCTACGCCAGCCTGACGCCCGAAGAACGAAGTGCTGCCGCCCTTGTAACCACGAAGGTGAAGAAGCAGTCAAAGCCCAAGCAGACGGCACCCACCAAGCAGGCAGCCACAGCAGAAGAATTCCTGAAGAATATTGGATTTTAACATGACAATAGAAGACATCCTGAAAAACCCGCAATACCTCGGCCTCCCGGAAAAAGAGCGCAAGCGAGTATGGGAGAGCCTGTTCGATAGGCAGTACTCCCAAGACCCCAACTACCTCGGCCTACCTACGCAGGAACAAGCCAAAGCAAAAAGCCTCTATGTGGCCAAACTGATGGAGCAAGACCGCCAGGCAATAAGCGCATCCCTGAACGGTGTCAAACCATACAATCCAGACGCCGACCCGATCAACCAGGCTGTGAACACCAGGACGATCACAACCTTCGACAGCAACATCACAAATGAGCAGGGAGTGATCAAGCCGAACCTGGAAGGCTACGATACAAGCAAAAAGATCACCGCCAAGGAAGTGGTGGAGAACAAAGCCAGGCAAGCCGGAAGGGAATACTCCCGCAAGCAGGCAGAGAATCCCTTCATAGATCAGCAAAACCCCAACGCTCCAGGATACATGACCACGAGAATCCAGGCAGAGGCTGGCAGAGACCAGATCAGAGCGGAAGAACAGGAAGCCAAGGCGAAGCAAAAAGCCATAGAAACAGATCAGAACATGGCTGCCCTGGAGATCGAATACCGGGATAACGACATCAAGCTGGCCAGAATGTCCGGCAGCCGGGAGAACTGGACGGAAAAAGAGCAGGGAGAATACTCCACCCTGCTGCAGCGCCAGGCAAAGATCGAGACCGACATCCCGGCTGTAGCAATGGGGATGAGCAGACGTCAATACGACGCATTCCAAGCGGGTAGGGAACTGATCAAGCAAAATCCCGCATGGTCATACCTGGACGCCCTTGGCGCTGGAGGGGTGCGACTGATCACCTCGCCATACACGCTATTCGCACCCGGCTCCAAACTGGCAGACGTGAACCGCTACGCCGACCAGGGTGTGGCTTCTGAGGGGAAAGTACTGGGGAACATAATCCGCAGCACCCTCGCCTCGATGCCAGTGAACGCCGCCATGATGTTTGCCCCGCAACTGGCAATCCCGTTGACCTACACCGACATTACCGCCAGCAACATCAAAGACTACTATGACGAGGGGACTCTCAACGCTTCGGCGATGTGGGCTTCAGCTACTTCCGGACTAATCCAGACCGCTATAGAATACGGGATGGACACCTCACAGATAAACATGTATCGCAGAGCGTTCAAAGAAGGTGGAGCACAAGCCCTGAAAGACACCGTAAGGCGCACCTTGCAGGATAGCATGAGCAATGGCTTTGGCAAAGCAGCCCGGACGATAGGCAAGGGAACGCTGACCGAGATGAGCGAAGAAGTTCTGCAGAACGTGAGCGACCGGATAATCCGCAACGTAATGAACGGCGACCCACTTCCCCAAACTAAAGAGGAATGGACAGAATACGGGAAAGAACTGGCGATGGACGCAGCAGGTGGAGCGTTCGGAGGCTTCGTAATGGGAGGAATCGGGACAGGCATCAGAATAGCACTACACGCCAATACGAGGGCATACATTGAACACAACGCCCCACGCTACCAGTCCGTCGCCCTTCTCTCCCAAGCCCTGGATCAGATCAACTACGGAGAGATACAGGCAGCGGAGCAAACCCTTAGCAAGGCCAAGAAACAGGCTGCCATAGACCAGATCACAGCCAAACCCCTAATGAGAGGATTCACGCTGGCGACCGATGCCCTGAACATGGCAAAAGCAACGGAGGCCGTATCCGTCAAGATCATGAATGAATCCCTGGCTGACGAGATCAGAAAACTGACAAGCGAGAAGAACGACCTGCTGCGCCAGGGACACGTAGCCGGATTTGAAACTCCACAAGGGGAGCGCCTCTTCACCATTGAGGCACACATCGAGAGCAATGAGCGCCAGATCAAAAAGAACCTGAACGACCTCCAGAAAGACAAAGACCTGGGCAAGATCGCAGAACTATACGACATGGCAAAGCAACTCCAGACAGCCGGAATTCCGGAGATCGCAGAGGGGATGCTTGACACCGCCGTTAAAGTTTACCAGGGAATCCAGGAACGGGAGACCGAACTGGCGCCAGGAGAGAGCCGGAGCATCGAGGAAGACGAGCAGATCGCCCAGGGCATAAAAGACAGAGCCAAGCAAAACAAAGCAATCCTGACAGATAAACTGCAGCAAGACACCACTAAACCCTTGACTGAAACTCAAGGCGCAAATACAGATCAACCAGCAGCCGTCAATGGCCAGCAAGGAGCAAGCAATGATAGTGCAGACCCCAACCGGATACCAGGTAAGGGACAAGAACGGCAGACGCCTGTCCCTCCCAATCCTAACCCTGGAACAGGCAAAAACCAGGGAAAGGATACTACGCAAATTCAAGAAGGTGATGGGAGACCAAACCAAGATCAACCCATAGACAAGCAAACCACATCACCCCTCCAGCAAAAAGGCGACCTTTACATCTTCCGGAGAACTGGCAAAAAGCCGATCTTCGCAGTGATCGAGCGCCAGGACAAACACAACTTTTACACCGTGGAAGGCAAGGCAATCCGGAAAAGAGGGAAGACAGCCATCAAAGCCCCCAACTACAAGTACTGGGCAGACGAGCGAGCCAAATCGGAAGCCAGGACACACGGCAGCCGCAAATCATACGACACCAAATTCGGCGACAAGCATGTAATCAGCCTGAAAGAACTCGACAAGCTACCGCATTTGAAGATTTTCAGGGGATACACCTTCAACAAAGGCGACGCCCCATTTGAGGACGTTTACATCCGAATCCGTGGGCTAAAAACCGAACCGCTGATCAACATCACCACAGACCACAAAGGCGAGAACTGGGACGAAGCGATCTCCTACGCCGGAGCAGGAGACCTGGCAGGGATAGCCCAAGCACAGGAAACAGGAGACTCATCCACGATTCTGGAGAAAGCCGAAAAGGAATACTACGACTACTTCTACCGAGGCCGCAGCAATACCGAAGAGGAATGGGAACGCCAGATGCGGGACGAAGCAGAGGCCGAGGAAGAGGAGCGGAAATCCAGGCGAGAAACCCTGGAAGCCATGAGCGAAGAGGAGCGAGAGCAATTTCTGAGCGAGATCAGTGAAGAGAGCAAACAGAAATACCTGGAAGCCCTGCGAGACGATATCGAGGCAATCGATGAAGAAAGCCGGGATTTCGAGAAAGAGACCGGGAAAGACTACGACAACGTCCAGGAATACCAGGAAGGCGATCCTGAGCAGGAATTTGACACCAGCCAGTACGAAGACGAGGTAGAACTCGAAGAAGGCATCCAGGACAATCTGGAAGGGATTGTACCGATCCTGGACGGAGATAACCTTGTAGACCCGAACACCGGACAGGTTCTCTTCAAGACCTCCGACGCCAAGACCAAACCAAGCACTGACCACCTGAGCAATGAGATGGCTGAGGATGCGCTGTTGGGGATGTTCAAAAGCCACATCGAGAGCATCGAGCATGACGGCGACACCATGACGGTGAGCCTGAAGGGAGGCCGAACCCTGGTTCTGAACCAACTGACAGGAGAATACCAGGTAACCGATCACCAGGGAAACAAGTCAACCATGCGAGGCAAGACCGACACCCGCACCGTGAACGGAAACCTGAAGGTGGTAATAGACCTGGTGAAGGGACTGAACGGAGGGAACCGAACCCTGTATCACGAAGCGTTCCACGCTGCCTGGAGACTTTTCCTGACTCCGGCTGAAGTGAAACTGATCACCCGCTACTATACCAAGAAAGCAGGAAAGAACATCATCAACATAGAAGAGGCAGCGGCCAACGCAGCCGATACATACCTGGGAAACCGGAACGACGTCCCGCCCGGACTGCGCACCATCTTCCGCAGATTTTGGGACAGAGTGAGGCACTTCCTGGTCAAGCTCGGATTCGCCACCGACAAGCAGAAGATACAGGACATCTTCCGCAGGATGGAGAACGACCAGTTAACAGGAACAGGAGTGCAGGACGAGAGCGACGGAGGAGAACAACACAGGTACAAAACGGATGACGAGAAACGACGGTACTTTGCTGCCCAACCAGAAGATATCAGCAAGCACTACAAAACCAAATACGAGGCTATCAAGGCTCTATTCGCCAGAAAAGCAGGGCAAGTGTTGGATGCCTTCGAACGGGACAAGATCGGATCAATCGACCTGATGTGGGGATGGGGAGATAAGCACAAAGGGGGAGGACTTTCGCACATAATCGACAAGCATCCAGAAATCACGCCTGACATATTGATTGATACCATCACTAACGGCAGCATGTCGAGAGACCAAATGCACGAGACACGCAAGCTGATTAGGAAGGGAAAATACATAATTAGCATAGAAACTCAGTACTATGGGTTCCCCAAGAACTGGGTGGTGACAGCATACAAACAAAAAGACGAAAAAGAGGGTGCGTCCTCAAGGTTGATAGACGGTCAAGGAACAAAGCAAGGGCACCATGCTAATCCTGCCCAAGCGCACCCTGACTCCATCGTTCCCAAGCCAGGTTCTGTGTCAAGGCATAAGTTACTGGGCATCTACGGAGTAACCCGGTGGGCAAAAGGCAAACGTCTGGAAAAGCTGATGATCAACTTCAGCCGGGCAGAGGAGATGTACCGCAAGGGCTACAACAACAAGGCCACCAAATACGCCACCGGATGGGAAATCGGGATCGACGGAAAATGGCGCTACGAACTCCCGGACACCAACCTGAACATCAAATCCCTGGGTGGCAATTACGCCACCATAGAAGGCTATCAGCAAGTAAGCCAGGCAGAAGACTATCCCGCAGAAATGAAGGATCGACTGCTCCCCCACAAGCTGACCAAGTTTCCAGAACTGGTGATAGAAGGCTTGGAAGACAGTCTCCTGGACAAGGTTTTTGAAATGGCAGCAGGAACCAGCGCCAACTGGAAAGACACCCTTCCCTGGATAGCATACCGCAGCAGGATCGGGACGGTGATCGGCGACAGGGAACTGACTCCCACCGAGATCACCAGGGTGCAGCGATGGGCAGCAGCCAACATCAAGCACATCCTGACCCTCGACCTGCAGCAACACAAGGCAAAGAGCGCACTGAAGGAATACAGTCTGGAGAACCCATCGCATGCGCTATCATACCGACCCGAAAACGCCAAGGGAAGCTACTGGGCAGCCAAACTCGGAGACCTGATTGACGACAAAGACCTCTTCAAGGCTTACCCGGTGATGAAAGACGTGGATGTGGTTTTCCACCCGATGCAGCCGGGAGGATACTGCAACCAGGCGAACAACATCATTGGCATAGACGTTCCTGTCTACGCAAAACCAGGCAGCTATTTTACGGGAAGCATGGCGCCCTGGCTGAAGAAAATACTCGCCCACGAAATCCAGCACTACATCCAGGCAATGGAGGGATTCGCCAGAGGAGGCAACGAGAAATCCGCAGAGCGAGACTTCCCAATCTCCGGCATGACCTCCACCGAGAAATACATGCACCTGCTCGGCGAGGTGGAAAGCAGAAACGTGGAAGCCCGCATCGGCTTCGATGCCAAGAGAATACAGAACACTCCCCTGGAAGCGACCGAAGACCGCCCCAGGGGAAGACAGCTTGTCACCACCTTCGACAAGGCAACCCCGGTACTATTCAACGGACAGCCGATCCGGGTGAAGCTATCCGGGATCAAGCTCTATCCTGAATCAACACTGGACTACTACCTCCTTCTTCCCGCCTCAGTAAACAACCGAATCAGCAAGGAAATGGCTCAGCGGAAGGAAGACGACGTCAAGAAAGACAAGATCAAGAATGCACACTACGAAACGATAATGGGATACCTGCTTATGGATGGCATGCTGAACTACCTGGCAACCAACCGGATAGACGAATACCTCGACCAGCGCTACAATGACGCAATAGAGGAATCGAAACAGGGATGGAGATACCAGGAGGCACCAGCGGAATGGAAAGAGATCTTCGACCGAGCCTGGGACATGCTGCCAGAACACCTCAGCCGGATGGAAGTGATCAGGCCAGGGATCAACCAAGACCTACACAAACAAATCCACCCAACCCACACCAAGAACAGCAGAACCCTGTGGGATGTGCTGAGCAAGAACATCTGGAACAGGGAAGACGACTTTGAGAACGCAAGGGAGGTCGCCAGGATGTTCATCATCGAACTGAACAGCCTGCACAACAGCCCGAAATACAGCGAACCCCTGTGGGGATACAAGAACGCCGAGGAAGTGATCTTCACGGTTAACCACGCCTACGACCAGACGATGGACGAGGTGAAGAGTCTGAAGACCAGCAAGGAATACACCGCCAAGGACAAGAAGCAGATGCTTACCGCCCTGATGCACCTGGAAGGGGAGATGAGCGACCTGATAAATGCGATAGTCAAGGACGCCAGGCAGAAGCAGCAAATGTACACCGCAGCCTCAGCTTCCGAGCGGTTCAAGACCATGCCATCCACCGCCGAGACCGCAGAAGCCGAACGCCAGATGGCAGAGGTGCGGAAGAGATACGAAGGCACTGACCAATTTCTCAAAGCCCCCAACGGCAAGCCCACGAATCTGAACGAACGCCAATGGCTTCAAGTTCGGACGCAGAACTTCAAGGACTGGTTCGGGGACTGGGAGAATGATCCCAAGAACGCCAGCAAGGTGGTGGACGAGAACGGGGAGCCGATGGTGGTTTGGCACCAAACCACAAAGGAAAAGGAACAATCAATATTAACAAAGGGGGGATTTTCTACTGACCCACGATACGCACAAGCACGATTAAGCGATAATCGCATGCCAAACGGAATATTTTTTAAGCCCACACCAAAAGATATAGGTCTTTCAGACCCAGAGAACACAGCGCAAATGGCAGCATTCCTTAATCTTCGTGACCCAGCTTATTTTGATACATCTGAGACACTACAGAGCGTAGTATCTATGCAAGACAAGCGATATAGAGAATTGCTGGAGAAATATAGAGAAACAGATAGAAAGTTTGACCAACTATTTGTTGCAGAAGACAAAATATACGACGACACTTGGGACTACAGGACGCAAAAGGTTCTTGATGAATGGAAATCCAAAACTGATGAGCTATCAAGCGAAATGAGACAGCATATAGATAAATTCATGAAAGATCATTTATTTGATGGACTTGTAGTGCAAAAAGACGTTGGAAGTATGGGGAGAACAACCACAACATACATAGCATTCTCCCCCACCCAGATCAAGTCCGCCACAGCCAACGTGGGGACGTTCAGCAGAGAGAACCCGGATATCAGATATAAGCTTGTTGACGAAGCAGTGAACGTTAAGTTTAACGAGGAGATAGCGAAGTATTTTCAAGGGGAAGTCCTAACTTCTGAAAGCATTTCACTTGGCAACCCTGGGGTAATTCTGGCGCTTGCTGGGATGAAAGACGTGCCGATAATGCTGAGATTTGATAAACTCGAAAAGAAAGCGGAAAAACATGGATTAACACAGGACATGCTAACTGATATGCCCTTAGCTATCAATGACCCTATTTTAATTGCTCAGATGCACGGAGAAAATAACTACGACATCGTAACAAGCATTGAACATCCACACGGGAAAATACTCGTAGCAGTGGGATATAGCTTAGATGAAACAGGAAAGTACTATCTTAATTCAATTAGAACCATTTTTGGCAAAAGGGAAGAAAGCATTGATAACTGGCTACTAAATAGACCAGGACAGATAGCATATATTAATAGAAAGAAAAGCCTCGACATGATTACTGCCTCCTCCGAGACCAATACCCGGCCGCGGCAGCAACTAATCGAGGCTATTGACAAGATAAACAAATCCGTTGGCTTGTCAAGTCCGAAATTCGCAGAAGCCCGGAAAGCGCTACAGATAGGCGAATTTAGCCCAGGAATACAGGAACGGTATAGGCTCCTCGACGAGGACATAGAGCAGCGCCTAAAAGAGGCCAAGAAGCTGCTCGCCAAGCATAACAAGGAATACGCCACGATCACCAAGCAGGCTGCAAAGCAGATAGCCGAGCAGATCGTGGAGGAAACCGGGATCGAACCCATCGCCGGGAAAGAGAAGATCGCCCGCATGATCCGGGCAGCCTACCGGGAAGGCGAAGAGAAGGCCAGAAGCTCAATGGCCATCCTGAAGATCGCAGGGATCGGCCAGAAGATTGCCACGAACAAGCCGGAAGGCACCGACCGCAGCGACATGACCTTCCACCTGGACGAAGCAGAGCAATACGCCAAGGACATGGGGATCAGCCAGGAAGAACTGGACAGCCTGGGAGCGGACGGATACACCTTCTACGCCCAGGGATTGAACCTCTTCGCATACGGGAACACTCTCTATGACCAACTGCTGGAGAAACGCTCACAGGCAGCCCAAAACGCTGCCAAGGGGATCATCGACCAGAACCTGAACGAAGAGATCTCCATCCTCACCTCAGCCACCGCCGACGCCATGATGCGCTACGACCACATCAAGACCAACGCCGGACGCATCCTGCGCCATGCCAGGGAAGAGAAATCAATGCGGATTGGACGCCTGGTGCAACTCTCCATCTCCCTGAACGAGGAGAGAGACAGGCAATACGCAGAACTGGCAGACCTCCAGGCAGAACTGGCCGAGGCAGAATCCATGCTGGCCGAGCTTGAGAAAGCCTTCGAGGGATTTCTGGACGAACTCGAACGCCTGACCGGACAACGCTACAAAAGCGAATACGTGGACACCCTGCGCAGGCAGAAAAGCGAGATGGAAGAGCGGATCGCCATCGTGAAGAACCGGACGCAATCCCTGACCCACCGGATCAACCAGGCAAGGGAACAACTGAAGATATCCGAAAGCCAGATCACCAAGATAGACGAGCAGATCGCCAAGACCGAGCTTAAGCTGACCCCTGCAGAGATGAAAATCTTGGAGAGCCTGAGCAAGAGCGACAAGCTGAACGACCAGGAAAAAGCCATCCTGGACGACCTGCTGAGAGCCTGGAGACCGCTGGCAAGCTCAGAGAGAAACATCCTGAAGAACGCCCACGACACTAACTCCAGACTAAACGGCCAGGAACTGGCAGTACTGAAGAAGCTGTGGGAGCGCAAGAGCAGATTTACCGACCTGCCACCGATCAAGCCAAGCAAGTGGGACATCGCCCGGAGCATCTTCTACCAGAACATCCTCTCCAGCCCCATGACCCACGTGAAGAACCTGATAGGCAACGAATCCAACCTGGCACTGGAAAACATCGTCAACATCATCATGGACAGAGGATTCAAGAGTACTCTGCAATCCATCGTCGACGCCAAAGAAGGAATCAAGAATGCCAAGGCAGCCCTTCAGGACGGAACCGAATTCATGAAGAAATACGACATCACCGTCACCAACGCCAGGCTGATGCGCAAGTTTACCCTGGTCACCAGAATCCTGGCAGCCGAGGACGCCTTCTACTTCCGCAGAGGCTACGGAGCGCAACTGATGAGCCTGGCAATCGCCGAATCCAAACAGACCGGGATACCGATCCAGGAACTAATGGTGAACCCCACGGCAGCCATGCTGAAGCAAGCCGAATACGAGGCAAGCCGGACAACCTTCAACTACGACCCGGAAGGAATCCTGGGAGCGGTCGTAATGGGGGTGGAAAAAGCATTCCAGGCAATGGAAGGCTTAGGAGCACCAGGCAGAACCGCCGCCCTACTACTGAAGATGAAAGTTTTACCCTTTACCAGGGTGGTGGCGAACGTTTTCAACGCCGGACTGGACTGGACTCCCCTGGGATTCCTGGGAGCGGTGAAATACACCGGAGCGGTGGACAAGCTGCAGCAACGCAAAATCTGGAAGGACGCCAACGGGAATCCCATCGTAAGCCCATACATGAAGCGAGACATCACCAGGCAACTAATCAGAGCCACCCTGGGGACAATCGGAATGGCCTTGGCCTATGCACTCCTGGGAGACCTATTGAGCGGAGGAGGTAGCGACGACCCTGAAGAACGGAGACAGATGCAGGAAACCGGATGGAGACCATACTCGATCCTGATCGGAGACCAATGGATACCATACACCATGCTCCCGATCTCTCCAGCCCTGGCCGTGATAGCCAATTACAACGAAGCAAGGAACAGAACGAACCGCAAGGCAAGCGCCGAGGAATCTATCAGCTACGCCATGATGGGGATAATGAACACCATCCTGGACAAGAGCTTCCTGAGCGGACTGAGCGGAGCGATAGAGGCCGTGGCCAGACGGGACAAGAAGTACTTCATGCGCTCAGTCGGCGAGACCCCGGCGCAACTCCTGCCTGTGTCGCCCAACTTCTTCCGCTTCTTCAACGACCTGATCTACACCAGGCAGCACAACCCGGAGACCACTGCGCAATACATGATGTATTCCCTACGCCCATGGACAAGCCCCTGGCTGAAGCAAGGCATCCCGGCCAGAATCGACACATTCGGGAGAGAAGCGAAGAGCAACCCTCGCTGGCAGGAGATCATCGGCTCCCCGATCAAAGACGACCAGCCGTTCTACGTGGTGGACAAAGACAACATCCCCACCGACATCAGAAGCACCCTGAACGCCATCCTGGGCAGCGGACTGAAGATACCCTCCACCACCTCCTACGAGATCAAGATCGAGGAAGACCAGTACGTCACCCTGAAGGGATTCGATAAGGAGAGATACCTGCGATTGAGGGGAATGGAAGTCTCCATGAGCATGGTCGACCACGGCCAACAGATAGAAGACATGGCATACTCCGGAGAGATAGACGAACTGCAGAAGCTGCTGCAGAAGATCGGCAGCGAAGCAACCAGAACCGCAAAGAAAGCGATGGTAGAAGAATACCACGCAAAGGAAACAAAACACCAATACAAACCATACAGCAAAAGCAGGGACAAAGAATGATCATTATCCACAACAAACCATCCGAAGACTTCGTGAAAGAAGTCACCCCCAAGACCATGATCGTCCTCCACTACACAGGTGGAGGGAGCATGAGCGGAGCCGAGGCAAGCCTGGCGATCCGGGACTACGTGAACGTCCACTACGGAATCGATGACGACGGCAAAGTGTACCGATACTTCGATGAGAAGTACTGGGCATACCACACCGGAACGAACATGAAGGACGCCAAGTGTTCAATCGGGATCGAAATCCGATCCTGGGGACACCTGCGCAGGATCAACAACCAGCTATTGTCATGGACTGGCAAAATAATTCCTTGGGAGAAGGTGGTTCGCTGCGCACCATTCAGGGGATACGAATACTGGGAAAAGCTGAGCGACGCACAGGTAGAATCAGTGAAAGACCTGATCCTGGCCATCTCCGGACGGCACACTATCACGAGGATAGTGACCCACGCACAACTGAAAGCAACCAAGCTGGACTACCCTCCAGACTACCCCCAACTGCAGGGACTCCTATATGGATAAGCCGATCCTAAAGCCCAAAATCAAGCAAGAACAGGACAGCGAAGCAATAACCAGGCTAACAAAGCAAGTGAAAGCGCTGGCAGCCAGAAAACAGGTATTTGGCGGGAATGTGTACATCCAGCCTGATCCTCCGGACAACCCCCAGGTGAACGACATCTGGTACAACACCAACTCACTATTCAGGAGATAACATGCCAATCCCCACCCTCGCAATCAACGCCATCGAGATCAAGGTAGCAATGTACTGCATTAAGCGATCCATCTTCGATGCTTACAACGCAAACACAAACAGAGAGTTCGACGCCAGAATAGCACCCGGATATTGGGTGACCAGGTACCAAGGGCAACCAGAGATGATGATCATAGACGATCCATCTGAGTTCCCGGAAAGCGCAGCAGGGCTAAACATGGGAGGCAGAGTTCCCACAGACATCACCGCATGGGCATACCGCAACCTGACATACGAAGCCGTGGTCGCACATCTGCTGAACGGGATCACGTTGACACCCATCCCTGACGGAACAGGGGATAACGCCTATTGGAAATACGCAGCAGCGCTATCTGAAACACAATCTGACACCGTGGTCGTCCCCATACAAGGGACGCAAATCAGGCCAACCAAGCTGCTGATCTGGCACCGAATTTCGTACACAGTGCAAGGGCAGGTAGGACTATACACCGTGGTCGGAAGCAAAGAGGTATGCCTGGCAGGAATCTATGACTACCCGATCAACAGCGCACTCACCTTCGCATGTGTTCAGACCAGCCAGGGAGGGATGTACACCGACCACGACGGACTGAACGCCGTAGCCAATCCGATGCTAAGCCCAACGGTGGCAATGGTCAGAGGTTTTGCAGCGATCAGGGGAACCAACATCACGGACATCCTGCCGTACTTCAACCCCAACACCGCCCCCTTCATCAAGGTAGGGGTGCGATGCCACTCCGGAACCAACACGACGACATACATCCACGACGTAGCGAGCTACCAAAGATCGTCAATCGTCCAGGAGCCAACCTACGCACTGATGGTAGGAACGACAGTTTTCAGCCTGTCCAACACGGCATTCATAAACAACTACGCCAAATACTACCCGCACACATTCTACTGGGCTACCATCCTGCTGCAAGACCCGCTCACCACAGACAGCTTCAACCTGCCAAGATCAATATACGACTCCACAGGAGCGCTGAAACTCGTGGACGGCTACACCCCATGCATATGCCTGAAAGACCTCCGCTCGATCAACGCAGAAGGGCAGAACGTCTGGACTGATCCTGAAAACGCTACTGTCCCGCTCTGCGCAAAAATCACCGCCGCCTACGTAGACCCGCAGATCACCCTGCAGAAGAAGGCCATCATTCTCTACCAGAACCTGGGGTACCTGTTCCCGAAGGCGATGCCAGTTCTGATCAACAATCCCGCAGGAGCCACCACCATCACCATAGCGGCCAATGACTATGCCGTGAACATACCAGGGAGCAGCACATGTCGAATCTACAGCCCATTGAGCCAGACGTGGGAAGAACTCCCAATCACCAGCGGAGCAATCCTGCACACCGGAACCACCTATCCCGCCGTCACCGTAGAACCAGGCAGAGTTCGGCAGCTAAACATCCCGCTATCGCTGCAGTACGCAACGCCTGAAATCCTGGGACTAACCATTCCGGCAGGGCTCCAGGGACAACCAATAAGGATGCCCATCGTCACCACAGTAGACTACACCCAAGGCGGGATCACTTACAGCCTGCAGATGCCAGGATTCCTATACCTGCTCAGCACCCCAACCCTCCAAAACCTGGGAGTAACCGTGAACCCATCGAACCCAACGCAGGCATCAGGATGGAAATTCGAGCTAAAGACCAGGGTGTACTCCGGAAGCGATTTTGGAGCGACAGACTTCGCAGCCAACAACCCAGGGTACAACAGGAAAACACTATCCGTACTCGCACCACAAACGTCAGGATTCACACTCTACGACCACGAGTTCCTGGAGGCAGGTAGCCTGTCTGGAAACGGCATGTGGCTGATAGAAAAATACGACCTGACGACAGGCCAGACGTTCAATGTGCAGGCAGGGAACAACACGATCACGGTATTGGTTCCGGAGGATTTGCCAAGCCCGCAATCCATCCAGATACCAATGACGTTCTTCAACTACCTGGCAGGAGCAACGGGAGCAACCGACATCAGCTTCCCGTTCAACATGGATGACTCGGTAAGCAGCACATCCAGGATCACAATCCCGAATCCGAACTGATGAGAATCACCGACGCAAACGGAAACGTCTGGAACGTCCTGGCGCAAAGATGGGATGGGGAGAGGTACGTGATCCAGCCAGAGCGAGTAATGGTGGACGGCTTCTGGTGGCTAATCAACTACCTGACGCAAAACGCCATCTGCGACATCTTCTACCCGTTCAAAATGAACGACACATTAAGCAGCGCAGTAGGGATAGGCTACGGAACAGTCTTCCCACCAGAGGAGCCAATCCCGGCATGATCCAGCCGATCCATCGCCTCGTCCTTCTTGGCATCCACCAGTTTCGCATAGACCTGAGTCACCCGGACATCCGAATGCCCCAGGAGCTTGGACACGGTGAAAATATCGGTGCCCAGCGTTAGCTGAAGGGTAGCGAAAGTGTGCCGGGAGCAGTGAAACGTGATCCGCTTCTTGATCCCGGCATCCCGCACCCAGGCCGCCAGATCACGCCGTAGCTGCTTGTAGCCAGGCAACCGGAAAACACGACCATCAATTCCAGCCACGATCTCCAGAGCAATCCCAGGAAGCCGGAGCCTCTCATGCGCTCCGGTTTTCGCCTGGGTGAAATGCAGATAGCCATCCCGAATCTGATCACTGGTTAACCCCTTGATGTCGCCCAGGCGCAGACCAGTGAAACAGGAGAAGATGAACGCCCGCTTAACCTCTGGATTGGCGCAAGCAACATCCAGCAACTTTTCAAGCTCCGGGATCGTGAGAAACTCCTTCTTGGCCTGGGACGGCTTCACGGATATCCCCACGAAGGGATTCGACTGGATGCGACCATCACGAACCGCAAGCGCACATACATGGCGAAGCGCACCCAGGTAATGATTGATGGTACATGAAGACAGGTGCGAGATACTCGATAGATACCGGGATGCATGCCTGGATGACACCTCAGACAGCATAATCCCAGGGTATAGCTTCGAGAAGGAATCCAGCGCTCCCTGGTACCCCTTGCGGTTTTTTGGCTTCTTCCCTGAGATTACGTCCACCCCATAATCATGGAAGCGCACCATGGAAACATCTGAGGAAAGGCTGCCGCCAGACATCACCACCTGTTCCCGCTTCTCCCGCAAAAGCAGAACCCGCCGGATAGTGATCTCGTCCTGGGAGCGATGCTGATCATCCAGCCAGAGCGAGAGGCCAGGGAACCAGCGATCCCGAACCCCATCATGTGTGTACTCCAGATAGAGCAGGTACTTCCCGGTGCTACGAGAGCGATCCTTACAGACCTTGACACGAAACGCCCGGTTAAGACTCTTGACCGAGTCCCACAAATCTTTCTTCATACGAACCTCGAAACCAACGTGCAAAATAACGTGCAGATCAACGTGCATTCCCAGGCTATAGATGTCAAGAGAAAGAAAGACGAGAAGCCAAAAACAACGGAATATATGGGAAAAAGCCAAGCAGCGGAAAAGTCCGGAAACGAAAGACACAAGATTCGTAATCAGTAGGTCGGGGGTTCGAATCCCCCATTTAGCTCCAGGCTTTACGGCACATTTCGAAAACGGTCAACGTGCAGATAACGTGCAAACCAACAAAAAACCCCCTCCCAAGGAGATGAAGGAGGGGGTGGTTCTAAGAAGGGCAAGAGGGAGGTGCTATCCCTTGCCCATCAGTTCGTCGTTGGAGGGAATCCGACCCTTCTCCATGTAGGCATCGAGATCGGACTTCCGAAAGTAAGCCTTCCCCCGGTTCGGTCTGATGTAGGTGATGGCATTGCTGCTCATGATTTTCTGCAATGTGCCAAGAGGCATGCCGAGATAGGCAGCGGCATCGGACGTAGAGAGGTATCGGTCGTCCTGGACTGGCTGCGGTTCATCCTGCAGGACGGCGATCAGATTGTTGAAGGTGCCCAGGATCACGTTCTCCAGGGTGCGAAACGACTGGACGGTGAGATCACGAGCGGCGACAAGGGCAGCGGTCTGTTTCATAGGTATCTACTCCTGTTTTCCATAATGCGAATCTTGATTGAATAGAAAAGCTCCCTGGCGCATGGGAAGAGAACCACAGCGACTAACAGGGCAGCGACAATAGTAAGGATAGTACAAATCATAGCAACTCCATAATGGCTTCGACATGGCGCTGTTGGTAGAGCGTGATCGAGCCGTTCTCAAGTTTTTCCCATACCCCAGGATGCGGAAGCCCAACGAGGGAATCCATCTCTGAGGGTGATTTTCCCAGGCGATCCCGCAGATCACGGAAAGCCCTGGGCTTCATATCGAGAACCCTCTTGTGCGCAGGGGACTGGCACATAGCCTGATAGGACATGCGCTGAGGAGGGCGAGCCGAACTGAATCCGGTCTGCCTGGGCTTCGCCACCAGGGGAGGATCAACCTTCGGCTTCCGGGATCTCTTTTTCTTCTCGCCGTCGTTCAGCCGGAACATCTCCTCCCAGGAGCCAGCGCCACCCTTGCGAACTATCACGAATACGTTCTTGTAGAGTTCTGCAGCGACCTTGAACTTGACGATGGCATCATCCCGGCTGTAACCCTTCACCTCATGGAACTGAACCGAACCATCGGCCATCACCACCAGGAAATCAGGTGTGTAGCCAGTGCGATCAGCAAGGCGAAGGGTGATAGGCTCATAGGAAGCGGAGACGACCCCAGGAAGCGAAAGCAGGTGCTGGAGATACTGCTGTTCCCACTTATTCATGAGAGCCTCCCAGGGAACTGGCGGTAGTGATCCGGGATCGAATCCTCCCCCAGTACGGAAAGCATGTTGTCTTTCAGGAAGATAGGAACTCCCTCGGCAAGGCAGGAGGCAAGCAGAGCCTGCGCCCACAGGATATCGGGAACGACCTTCCCGGCATGGTTCCCAGTCTCGGCACCAATGATCAGCCAATTACAAGACGCAGCGACGAAGGCATCCTCAGCCCCCATCGGTTCCAGGAGCGGCTCGCAATTGAAGAGCATACGAACCCCATCTACTGGCTCGTACTGGGTAGCGGTATTCTTGGCAGTAATGGTGTAGCCCAGGATCACGTTGGAAGGAAAGCGGAGCTTTGGATAGCTGTGTCCCTTCGTGAGGAAGATGAAATCGATCTCCGGCAATTCCCGGATGCGATCCAGGACACACTTCCACCAATCCGGCTTCCAGAAGGCGACATCGCTCATGGAATTGACGAACACCCGGCGAACCTGGGACGAGAACTTCTTCTGGAAATTGTCCAGCTTCCAGGTCGGCTTGAACGCCCGCTCTGATCCGGTCTTCCCGAAACGCTTAGCCATGTCACGAGCGTAGCAATAGCGACACCCGAACTCACAACCCCACACGGGATTCCATACGTCGTCGCACCATTCGATCTTAGTCATTTTCCACCTCCAAGAGTAAGAAAGTTAAGGGATTCAGAGATCGCCTCCTGACGGGACTTGGTGCAAGTAATCGCCTCATCCCCGCACACGGGACATACCAGACGAAAGCAATATGGGAATCCTGGAACCACCTCTTTTTTCCTGATGGAGCCAGGAACGTAGTACCAACGGCATACGTGAACCTTCACGGGATAGCGGGTAGCTGCTCTCATTGAACCACCCCCGGACGGACAGCAGCGCCATCAAGCTCGTCATACTCGGCAAGAGAGCCTGGATCGGCATCCTCGGACGAGAACTGGTTCAGGTTCGCCAGGCACTCAGGGCAAACGGCATGCTCGATGCCGTGATGCCAGATAGGATGTCCACACTCAGGACATTCACACTGAAACACAGGAATACGATCAGCCACGGGAACCTCCTTCCAAATAGTGCTTCATCCCAGGAAGGGATGCTGCGCAGGTAGGGCAGATGAAAGCCTTCTGACCCGTAGGCAGATTAGCAAGCTGCCGATCTGCGCCAAGAGCATGGTGGCACCACCAGCATAGATCGTTCGCTGGTTCCCCGAATGGTGCAGGGGAGTTACCCCCCGCACCTCGGCTTCCTAACAACTCCCGGAGGAGAAAGATGATGTAGAGAATGCAGACAGCGCTGCCAAGCGAATAGAACACTGCGGCCATCATGAGACCCTCACGTTGTCTTCACGGACATACTGGACACCGGAAAGCTCGACTCCAGTGGCCTTGTAAAGGTCGGCGATAGCCTTCTTGTCCGCTGCGGGCTTGACAGATTTCACCTCGATCTGATCCTTGATCTTCTCGTAGTCTGCCAAGGACATCTTGACCTCGGCTACCTGATAGGTGGACGGGATGGCGGTCTCGTCCACCACTTCTATGCGAAGGGGATTCTGAACAAGGGTGATCTTGTGAGCGCCGTTAGTCATAGACTTCTGACCAGCAGCGGACATGATCTTCACCTGCCATCCCCTGTACCGAGCATCACGAGCATCCAGAGCCTTGGCCTTGGCAGCGAACTCGTCAGCCTTCTCCTTACAGGTTTTGGCAAAGGCTTGGCACTGATCACGAAGGTTCTGCAGGTCGAAGAGCTTGGCAAGGGACATGGCACCAATGGTGTCCATGTAGGCTTCGATCTCAGGGGTAAGGACACCCTGAGATTCTTCCAGCATGGCATCCAGGACAGCGAAGGAGGATTCGATAGAGAACAGGTTCATTAGGCCACCTCCTCGCCCTTGACCTCAAGCTCTTCTTTGATCTCAAGATTGAGGATTTTGTTCAGATGGACGATGTAGGCAGCAAGTTTTTTCACGTCCTTGCAATCGCCAACCCGCTTAACCCCAAGATGATCGAATATCGACTTATTGAAGCGCTCCGGCTTGTGGAACCCGTCGATCTGGCCAGTGACCAACTGCTGGATGATGAACTTGACCTCACCCTGTAGGTTTTTTACATCGTCAGCAGCAGTGTTAGCCGCAGCAGGATCATTCTTGAGGGGAAAAGACTTCACGTTGGCCAAAATGGAAGAGAGCGAAGGGGACTTGCTGGCATGTAATTTCATAGCTGAATCAGCCAGGAAGGTAGCCATCGAATCATCGATTTTACGAGCCGTGATCTCGGCATCGATCTCGGCCAGAAGAGCATCGAAATCAATCTCAGAGGACGCAGGCTCAGACGCAGGCTCAGACGCAGGATCGGGATAGTCAAAGAAGGGGATAGGCTCGAAGGGAGAATCGGTTTTATCGAGCATATCGGTTAGGTAGTCATACCATGCGACCATAGCGCTGCGGTGAGCGTCGGTTACCAATCGAATGTTGGGAACATGAAGCGCTCTCAGCATGTGCTCCCGAAGAACATCGCTGTCATGAAACCCGAATAGCTTCCCGGTGTGCATGTTCATGATCTTCTGTCGCAGCTTCTTGTAGATGGCCTCGGCCTCCGAATCGTCGAAAACCGGATCTTGGATGGGAGGCTTGGAAGGCTCAGCAGCAGGCGCAGCCGTGGAAGCCTTGACCGGAGCAACGGGCTGAGATTGCTGAACCGGAGAAGATACAGGCTTGGGAGCGGTAGCGGGAGCAGGCTCACCCATGAGCCATTCACGCAGAATCGCAGCTACGTCCTCGCCAGGGAAGGGGAACAGCTTCTTGTCCAGCACCTGGCAGCGAGTCTTGCTGATGATCAGATTGTGTTCGTCGTCCATGTCTCCCACGACGTCGAACTCGTACTCCATTCCCTCCCTCTGGACAGGAGCAAGCCCGACCTTCCTGGGAACCGTCTTCCCGTTCACGGATTCCTGCACATAATCCGCTTTCGTCCGCATACAGGCTATCACATGGAGCTTACACGTCAGGATGGTATCCACCAGACGATTGTGCAGAGGTGTAGCTGAACGCCACCCCGAAGTATATGCATTCTTGGCACGGGAGCGAGCAGTCTCGGCATCGACAAACTCCAGTATCCCATCCTTACCAGCCCAGGCATGGGAAAGGGAATCAATGATCAGAACATCATATCCCCCATTCTCGGCAGCCTCGATCCCGGCGATGAAATTCTCCACGGCGAATGAGTCGAGTTCCATGACGTCGAAGTCGAACATGTCGGAGTATTTACGAGCCGAACCACGCTCGGTATCAATGAACGCCACCCTGGAACCCAGGGATGTAGCGATACGCAGGGCAGAGTAGGTCTTACCAGAACCACTAATACCCATGATGGCCATGCGGAGCTTCGCCCCGTACTTGACAGCTTTGGTGAATGTAGTCATGATTCCTCCACGGTGTGCTCGCAGCCACCGGATAGAATTTCCTCTTCCTCGTCAGCATGGCGAAGAATGCGGATGTGTTCTCCACAGATGGAGCACACGGCAGACTCTACTACACTGCCACCATGATACTGAGTCCCGAAGGACTCGAATTCGAGATTCTTTCGGATTAACATTTTTACCTCCAGTTAGTTAGTGAGCCATTTAGCCAGCCAGCCCAAAGCAGGGCAAAACAGGCGATGATGAAGACGAAAAGGATGATTGCGCAGAGGACGCCGTCCCCGACAGGGGTGTGCGCCCAGGAATAGAAGGAAGAGACAAGGGAACGTAGTTTCATGTAATCCCCCTCAGTAGAAAGGACGAGGGTATCCGACGCAGGGCATCGGTAGCCATGTAGCGAAGCTCGAAATCGTTGGTCACACCCCGCTCCAAGCGAGAGATGGTGTTTCTGGTAACACCAACCAGGGACGCCAGGCGAGCCTGGGTAAGCCCAAGGCGATTCCGAAGGTTCCGAATTTCAACAGCCGTTAAAACATCCATCGTTTTTTCTCCTTGACTTTTTCTATCTGTTGCTGACTGTGGGAATGTGGTGCAACAGACATGGCGACAGATTATGCGTGCTGCGTAATCTGTCAAGAGAAAATTACGCAATCCGCAAAATTAGGAGGTATCATGCTGTCGAAAAACATCAAAAAAATGCGGAGAGTAAGGGGTTTATCGCAGGGAGCGCTGGGCGAAAAAATTGGTTTGAAACATAGCACAATTGCTGGATATGAGTCCGGGAGAACAGTCCCTACCGCAGACATATTGGAAGATATTGCTAAGGCTTTAGACATCCCCATTGAAGTTCTATTGAAAGCAGAAAATCCAGAATTCGAGATTGACGCTAAAACCACGGAGGAAAAAGAAAGAGACTCAGCAATGGGGGTAATTGAGAAGCAGCAGGACATGCTGATGGAACAGCAAAAGACCATCAGTAAACTGGTGGACATCATAGGGAGAAATAATGACTGAAGCCAGGCACAAATTACTGGAGAAGGCAAATATATGCGTTGAGGATTTACTAAGAGAACAACTAAGAATTCTGCAACAACGCAAGGAAGAAAACTACATGCTCCTCACAGAAGCGGAAGAGCAGTTCGCTGAAATATTGACCAAACAGTTAGCAGGGGAAATCAATAAAAAGAAAGCGGAGAAAGAAAAACAGAAAAAGCAGAAAAGGAGAGAACTTCCGATCACCCAAAGGATTCCCAAGACAGTTTGGATATTTATCGCCCTGGCCACATTCGCCATAACGATTACCGGAGCCAGATACCTATACGAAACCAGAGGAACTCAACTGGCAGAAGAGGAAATGTACATCTGTCACACCCCAGGATGCCCCTTAGTGAAGAAACTCCACTACGATAGGCTGATCTACTTCCAAGGGATAGAGCAGGCAAAGAAACACGGATACCAACCCTGTCCGCTCTGCCACAAGCTGTCCGAAACGCAGAGGAACCCGATAGCCACGAACAACGCCATCACTGACGACATCAACCAATAGCCCGCCATTAACCCCCAACCGAGATAACCCGGACAAGCTCCGGGTTTTTTTTGCGCCATGCAAAATGTCTCAGCAACATATTTACGCAAAATGCGTAATTTGTCTTGACAAGATATCCAAGAAAGTGATTCCTCGCTCTCGAACCTCGCAGACGACTCCGTACAACGCCCGGAGAAACGAATAGCGAATCAACATAGCGTGACTGTGGGGAAGGGTTAGCCTCCCGGTACCCTTCCCCCAAACCACCAGCCGAACCGGGAGACTTCAGAAACCGGGAGAGATTATGGCAAAACAAAGACAAATTAGCGACAGATTCTGGTACGACACCTTCGTATCAGAGGAACTAACGGAGCCAGATGAGAAGCTCCTGTTCGTCTACCTACTGACGAACCAATACATCTCGATCACAGGCATCTACGAGATCGCCATCCGCACCATCAACTTCGACACCGCCATCCCCACCCCCAGGATCAAAGAAATCCTCTCCAAGCTCTCCCAGGCAGGGAAAGTACACTATGATCAGGGATACGTGATCCTGGAAAACTACCACAAATATACATCATACAATAATCCATCAGTAAGAAAATATGTTACAGAACAACTTTATGCCCTCCCCGTGGGCATAAAACAAAAATTTGCAGACGTGATAAAACAGATTCATGCCCTTGCCATGCCCACCCCCTGCCCAGGGGATAGGCAGGAAAAACAGGAAAAACGGCAAAATTCATGCCCACCCCCTGCCCAGGATAACCCCACCCCCTGCCCACCCCCTGCCCAGGATAACCCCACCCCCTGCCCACCCCAAGGGCAGCCCTCTATTCCTAATTCTAATTCTAATTCTAATTCTAATTCTATTCCTTCCCCCCTACCCCCCCAAGGCGAAAAATACATCCGGGATGGGGTGACCGGGAAGGTCATCGAGAACCCGGATTGGAAGGAAGGGAAGGAAGGGAGGAAAGAAAATTCAGCCTCATCGAAGGAGGGGAAGGAAGGGAAGGATGACGTCCCCCAGGAGGTAGCTCCGGGAGTCTGGCTCTCGGAAAACCAGCTAAAGGAACTGCGAGAGGAATATGGGAACGACGCAGTGATCGAGGTGCCAGACCAGGTGAGCGAATGGATAGCAGCGAAAGGGATGGTGCTGAAAGACCCCATGAAGATATGCCAGAAATTCGCCAGGAAGTTCGTGGAGACACACAATGGCTAAGATGATAGACCTGCAGGTGATCTGCAGCAGGCTGAACATAAGCATTCCACAGCAGAGCATGGAAGCAATCGCAGCCTCCACACCCAACAACCTCAACATCGAGGAGATCATCAACATCCTGGCTCTGAAGGAGAAGGTCACCGCAACCACGCTAAAAGGAGCAATCCTGAAAGCCCCAAGACCTGCCCAGGAATACTGCGGACAATGCAGGGAAGGATACATCAACACACTGGACAGAGCCAAGCTGAAAGCGATGGACGAAAACCTGGTGATCATCAGCAATCCCCTGATGCTCCCGAAAGCAAAGGCACACTGCCCGAACTGCGGAACAAAGAATGACTGGACGATCCAGAAAGTGAACGGCAGCTACAGGGACGAAGCCGGATGGCAATGGGTGATCCTCTACGAATTCGCCATCTACCAGCTACAGCACGACACCGCACCCGAATCATTCAACCCCAGGGAGATCTGGCCAAGCATAGACCTGAACCCCGAACTCAGCAACCAGCAACTCAGCATCATGCACATGATCCACGAGGCTGCCAGGCGCCGCATCCCACTGAAAACGAACCCAATCCCCAAAATAATCCACGAGGCTGCCGAACAGGTAGCTCTCCCGTTCTAACAGGAGGTAATGTGATGAACGACGACCAATTCACCCCCCAAAACCTGAGCGAAGTAGAAGGCAACAGCCTCTACATCGACAACGAAGGAAAGCACGACGTAGTGATCGTTAAGTGCGAAAACACCACCAGCCAGGCAGGAACCCAAGGCTGGAGATTCAACTATCGGGACGCCCAGGGACGCATGATCAGCGACACTTGCTGGCTTACCGAAGCCGCCAAGCCCAGGCTGAAATCCCTGGGAATTGCAGCCGGACTGAACGAATCAGAACTGCAAAACTTCATCCCGCCCATGATCTACGGAAGAACCATTCAGATCACTACGAAGAAAGACCCGGAGAATCCAAACTACCAGAAGGTAGCAGGATTCGCAGCGAGCAAGGCAAGCATCGACAAGAACGCCCTGCCCCCATTGGCAACAAAAGACGATCTGCCATTCTAAGGAGGAAAGATGCTGACCAGCGTAATCAAAGCCCAACTGGAACACTGCGGGAGCATCGAGATCAAGCTCCCCATCGATATCCCTGACCACAAGGCCAGGGAAATCCTGGATGCCGTGGCAGACGTCCTGACAGACACTTGGTCGAAGGGACGAACCGTCCGCACCGAAAAGGACGAGTTCAATCTCGGTCGAAAGGTAGGAACAGACGACCTGGATCAGGGTAGCATATTTGACGAGAAAGTTGTGATCGAACCACCCTACGAAGTAAAAGACCCTCTTCTTCTGGAACACGACGAAGAGCAGCAACCGGAACTCATGCCGGAAGACCTGGAAACCCCGGAGAGCGACATCGACACGGTGGTATGAGATGAAAGACTTCAACGTAGAACTGAAACCGCCCAGGAGCGCAGGAAAACCAAAACCAACAACCCCCAAGAAGCCGCAGATCAAGCGTACACAAAACAAGTGAGGTAACAACATGGCACTCAAAACATTGGAAAATGTAGAACAGATAGGTGGATATCCGGTGGTAGTGATGGATAAGCTTCGTGAACAATATCCTGAAAAGTTCAATGAAAGCGGAGCAATGGACTACACGTGGTTTGAAAAAGAAATCAGACCACACAACTTCATTTACATCCGGCACGATGTGAACAGCATCAGCTTCACCTTACAGAACCGTCCCATCGCCGAAGTAGGGATCAATGGCTGCCAGGTAGAAACCATCATCGAAGCTGCCAAGCTGATCCTGGAGGGACTGAACGAGAAATTCCCCTGCAAGGAAAATGATGATGCCATCGATGGCCTGTGCCAGGCGCTCAACGCCCTGGAAGAGCGCACCAAGAACCGCACCGAACGTGGGGTGGAGGGAACGAGCAATGCATGACGGCAAACAACCCCCAATAGAATACTCCCGACTGATAGCCTACGACAGCAAGGGGAACACGGTCGGAAAGCGTCAGATTGCCTCCCGAAACAAGGCAGAGGTGAATAAATACACCGATAGCTGGATGAAGAACAACCCGTATATCGCCATCGTCGAAATCGAACATGTGAACGACTACCCTTCTGGAGGAATCATCGTCCACGCCACCAAGGGAACCACCAGCGCAAGAAATCCAATGATGATGAGCGCAGACATGCTAATCGATGTAATGTCAGAGATGACGAGGTGGATTAAGGTTCAGGATGAAGAAATGAAAAAGGAACTCCGCTCCTATGGGGTAGTGCACGGAATGGGTGGGCTTGTCGATGCAATAGCAGCAGGCATTCCCCACTGGATGCTTCGCAAGGCGATCAAGACACACAGAGAGGCAGGAAAATGCAAAGATTCCGAAAAATCCCAGTAGAGATCGAGGCCATCCAATTCACCCGTGAAACGGCCAGGGAATGCCTGAAGCAATGCCCCAGGCTGTACTATGCGATCACCTTCAAGGGAAACAGAGATAAGACCGCAACCATACACTTCGTGAACAAGGTTAACGATTTAGGAATTCCTGCTAACGCCCAGTTCGTGATCCAAACCCTGGAAGGGAACATGAACGTTAGCGAAGGAGACTGGATCATCAAGGGGGTGAATGGAGAATTCTACCCCTGCAAGCCCGACATCTTCGCAATGACCTACGAGCCAGTAGAATGACCCACGAACCGAACGCCATAGAAAACAAGAACAACATGAACTGTCGCACCTGCTCCTTCGAGGGCAGGTGCAGGTTCGTGAAGGACGTCCACTATAACTACCGCAAAAACATGATCTGCCGATGGTACTGCAACCCGGAGAAGGGATGCTTCGACGAATCGGCAGAGAGGAAGGTAACGTGAAAACATCAGCCCTGAAGATCAATCCCGCAAACCCCAGGAAGATCAGCCCCGCCCAACTGGTTAAGCTGCAGCGATCCATCCAGAGCTTTGAAGAAATGATGGAACTGAGACCCATAGTTTACGACCCGGAAACAGGGATCGTCCTGGGTGGGAACCAACGCCTGGCTGCCATCCTCGCCCTGGGAATGGAAGAGATACCGGACACCTGGGTGAAGCCGATCTCACCGGAGATGACAGATGAGCAGAAGAAGGAATTCATCCTGAAGGACAACGCCAGCTACGGAGAATGGGACTGGGACATCCTGAGCGAGGACTTCGCCGAATTCGATTTCGACGAACTGGCCATCGACATACCCCCAACCCCATCCAAAAGACCAAAGGCATACGAGGACGGGTACACTCCCCCTGAGCTGAGCGCAATCAAGACCAGCATCAAGCCCGGAGACATCATCACCATAGGCAGACACCGGATCATCTGCGGAGATAGCACCGACATAATGATCCACGCCAAGCTGATGCGGGAACAGAAAGCCAACCTGATCTTCACCGACCCGCCATACAACGTGAACTACTCCGGATCAGGAAAGAACAACAAGACCACCATAGCCAACGACAACATGAACAAGGTAGCGTTCAAGGAATTCCTGGATGCAGCCTTCGTTCAGATGAGTCTCTCCGCAGCCCCCAAAGCCCCGGTATACGTCTGCCACAACTACAAAGAGCAGGCCACATTCGAAACCGCTCTCCGGGAATCCGGATACATCCCCAAAACACAGATTGTGTGGGTGAAACCATCAGCAGGACTCGGCATGAACGAATACCGCCCCATGCATGAACTGATGTTCTACGCCGTTCCACAGGACACAAAGCCAGCCTTCTACGGAGACCGAACCAACACCACCGTCTGGAAGGACGAATGGACAGACGAGCAGATTGTGAAGGCTTACAGGCGAAACTACCAGCACCACGTGAACGGAAACAGCACGGTCTGGATGTTCGGACGAGACTCCGACTACGTTCACCCCACCCAAAAGCCTGTGCTTCTGGTCGCAAAGGCCATCGAGAATAGCAGCAGGATCAATGACATTATCCTCGATCCATTCCTGGGATCAGGAACCACCGTCGTAGCAGCACACCAGCTTGGGAGAATCTGCTACGGAATCGAATTAGAACCTAAGTTCTGCCAGGCGATCATCGACAGGATGACCCTCCTGGAACCAGAAATCAAGATAGAGATTACCAGTACATAGTGTGAAGAGCAAAGTGCAGCCCTGGGGAAGCCAGCACAATCCCCAGGGCATTTTTGAGGACAAATGGGAAGACATAAAACAGAGATTGATTGGGAAATGGTAGACCAACTACTGATGGCAGGATCGACCAGCACATACATCTGCCGGAAACTTGGAATCAGCGTAGCCACCCTGACCAGGGCATGCCAACGAGAGCATAAAGTCGATTTTGATCGCTATCGCCAGGAAAAGAGAGCGGAGGGAGATAACGCCCTGGAACGCAGAGGATATCAGATGGCAATGCAAGGCGACCGCACCATGCTGATCTTTTACCTGAAGAACCGCTGCGGATACGCAGACCGAACCATCAATGACACCAACATCCACCTTCCTGAAGAGGTGGAGAAGCGAGCCACATCCCTCCTGGACAAGATCGAACAGGCCGAGCAGGAACTGGAAGATGACGGAGAAGGATCTCAGGGATAAGCTGCGCAAGCGCTTCGCCGCTGACTGGCGACTGCCAATCATGGCAGGGCTTATCCACATCAAAACGAAAGACCTGCGCCTTATCCCGCTGAAGCCAAACCGGGTGCAGCTAAGGCTGATGAAACGCATCTGGACGATCCAGCAGGAAGGACGCCCGGTGCGCATGGTGATCCCGAAAGCCAGGCAGCACGGCATCAGCACCTTCATCGAGGCCGTGATCTTCTGCATCACCCACTTCCAGCCCAACACAAACGCCATCATCATCGCCGACGAGGTACCGAAAGCCCGTGGGATATTCCAGATGGCAAAACTGATGTACAGGAAGATGGACACCCTGGTGAGGGCAGAGATCGCCAAGAGCAATGCCACGGAACTGACCTTCAGCGAAAACGAAAGCCAGATCGTGGTCTCTACCGACGCCAGAAGCGGAACCTTCCACCTCTTCCACTCCTCAGAAACGGCATACTACAAGAACGCCGATGAGATCATGCTCGGAGCGCTGCAGACCGTCCCCGACCTTCCCGGCACAATGGTATTCATGGAGAGCACCGGGAATGGGGTAGAGAACTACTTTCACAAGGCATGCAAGAAGGCGAAGGCAGGGGAGAGCCAATACGAACTCTTTTTCATCCCCTGGTTTGAGAACCCGGACTACAGCATGCCAGCCCCCAAAGGATTCACCCCAAGCGACGGCGAATTCGGGAATGAGATCGAGCTAAAAGAGAAATTCCACCTGACGAACGAGCAACTCGCCTGGCGCAGATACACCATAGAAAACAAGTGCGGGAGCGACCTGCACAAGTTCATGCAGGAATACCCTGCAACCCTGGAGGAATGCTTCCAGGGCACCGGATACCCCGTATTTGACCACGACGCCCTGGACATCATGGAACAGCAAGGGGTGATTCAGCCACACGAGAGCGCCTGGATCGAAGACAAAGCCCTGAAGATCGTCCCCGGACAAGCGAAGGGAGCATACATCCAGATATGGCACCGACCCGTGGAAGGGAAATGGAAGAACCGCTACGTGATCGGAGCCGACACCGGAGGCACCTACGAAGGAGCAGACTATAGCTGCGCTTACGTTTACGACCGGGTAACCAGAGAGGTGGTAGCCACCATCCACGGACACTTCGACTCATACATCTACGCTGATTACCTGGTGATCCTGGCCATTTGGTACCACAACGCCAAGCTCGCAATCGAGGCCAACGCCTGGACAAGCGAGACAGACGACAACGGAATAGCCGTGATCGAGAACATCCGGAAGCGAACCAAATACAAGAATTTCTACACCCGCAAGGTGGTAAGCAAGCTCGACAACACTGAGAGCACGGAGATCGGCTGGTGGACTGACCACGCAGGGAAACAGCAGATCGTGGATACCCTGCGGGAATACAGCAACGAATGGCTGAAACACAAAGGCAGGTTCAACGACCAGGGACTGATCAACGAGATGCGCACCTACGTGGTAGACCGAACCAAGACCGGGATCACCACCTGGAACGCAAGCGAAGGCGCCCACGACGACAGAGTGATGGCCTACGGGATCACGCTCTGCGTAGCCGAGAAGATGCCCGCCCCAAAACTGATATTACCAGAACTACACTACCAGCATGGAACAGACAACATCCTGGAAGCGATATAGAGAGAGAGGAACCACAATGGAATACGCAGAGAAACAACAAGACCTGGAGCAATCCAGGTTCGACCTGCCTTACTGGAAAAAGCAGTTTGAGAACGCACGAGCTTATCGCACGGCCTGTGGGTGGGAAGCAGCAGCGATAGCAGGCAACAGAATCCGCAGGAACGACCTTCCACTGAACGGCATGCAGGCAGCCCCGGAATGGCAGGGCAAATATTACAAGGACAACTGGCTGTGGAAGAGCATCAAATGGCTGGTAAGCCTGCAGACAGGCAGCGCAATCATCCCTGAGGTGAAAGGCTTCGACTACATGGAAAGCGCAGCGAAAGACCTCCTGGAGCAGGAGATCGTCCTGGCCGGAGACAGGTTCAACCTCCTGGACGAAAGCGAGGACTGCCTCTACGACCGATACTACAACGGATTTGGGGTGGTAAGGATGAACTGGAACACCAAACGCCTGGAACCCATGTACCAGACAGGGGTGCCATCCATCGAATACGTTAGCCCCATGAACATCTTCTTCGACCCGGCCAGCCGCACCAAGAGCAAGAGAGACATGCGATTCATGTTTCACGTGGAGAAATGGGACATGCATGAACTGAAGCGCAAGTATCCACGCTACGCAAAGCAGATCGAGGCAGCAGAGAACCTGGAACGTCCACACGCCACCGAACTGGTGGACGTGGTGATCTTGCAGTACAGGAAAAACATCGAGATTGAGAAGGTATTCATCGAGGATCAGGACACCGGAATCTGCAAGGAATTCCTCCTGGAAGAATGGGACGAATTCATCGAGAAAGCCTGGGCAGACCCCGCCAACGAAGCAGCCTGGGAGCAGAGCAACAGCCAGATGAGCTACAAGGAATGGATCGCCAGCGGTGCCTTCATGCCGGAAAAGGTGGTGGTGAAAGGCAGCTTCGATAGCGAAGAGCCAGCAGTGTTCCAGGCCATCTTCATCGACCAGCTTAACATCGTTCTGTCCGCACCCCAATACGTGGGAACCAGCTACAGCTATTCATTCCTGGTAGGATACCACGACCCGGACTGCGCCTACCCCTTCGGACTGGCATACTACATGGCAGACATGGTGGAAGCCAGCGTAATCATCATGACCATCCTGATGATCACCGCCGTGAAGATGCACAAGAACGAGAAGATCATCCAGGACGGCTCCCTGGTGAACCAGGAGCAATATCAGAGAGAAGGGTACAAGCTCGGAGTGAACCCCATCGTGGACGAAGCCTGGCAACGGGAACACCCGCACACCAAGGCCGTGGAAAACATGCCGATCCCGGAATTCCCGCAAGCGCTCCTAATGCTGAACGACCACCTGACTAACGCACAAAAGACCACCAGCGGAGCCGTCGACAGCGCCATCGGACTCTCCAGCTACTCCGGAGAATCAGGGGTGAAGGTAGCACAGCTACAGATGGCGAGCCGCATATATCAGAAAGAGGAGTTCGACGGCTTCCGGAGATTCCTGAAAACGCAGTTTGAATGGCTGAAGGAACAGATCATTCTGCACCGGAACTACCCGCACGTGATCCCCGGACTGATGAACGACAACACCAAGGGCATGGTGGAGGTAGCCACCAATCTGAGCAACCGCCTGGATGCTGACAAGTTCTACGTGAACGTTACGATCCAGGAGAACCAGGAAATCCTGAAACAGATCGAACGGGAATCGATGGACATGCTGAACCAGAGAGGCTACGTCAGCGGCCTTGACCTGATGGACAGCCTGGACATCCCGAACGCAGAGCGCAAGCTGGAGAACGCCCAGGAAGAAAGAGGACAAAGAGAAATCCTCGAAGTACTTCAGGCCAACCCGGAACTGATGCAGGTGATCCAGAACTACATAGCCCAAATACAAGGGCAGGAGCAGGTAGGTGAAGCCGTCTGAGCTATCCCTCGCTGAGAAAGAAATCCTCGGCTTGATAAAATCCTTGACAGAAAGAAAGGCATACGGAAAAGTTGAAATCGTAATCCGAGCAGGGGAGCTTACCCATGCTCAAGCCAGCGAGACAATAGTGCTGTCAGAAGGCAATGGAAGAACCAAGACCGAGACAAGCACTGTGAATAGATAATAGCGAACCAAAAGGAAACCTTAACGTTCGTTCGACAGAGCAACATCTGCCGAGCGAACGTTTTTTTTTGCCTGGAATTTCGCCCAAACCCTTACGAGGGAAAAGACAAACGAAAAGGAGCAAAAAGAGATGGAAATCATGAACAACATGAGCCAGCCAGAGCCTGAAGTCCTGGTGATCGATGGACTGAACGTTGAGATCACGCCGAAAGAAGACGGGATTCCCGCAGTGAAACTCCCGGACGAATTTGACGCCATGACCGACGAGCAGAAAAACGCATTCAAGGAAAAGGTGAGCGAAGGCTCGAAAACTATCGGCACCTACTACCGAAAACTCAAGGAAACCAACGAAAAACAGAAAAGCCTGAGCGAATGGGAAGAAGATCTCAAAAAACGTGAAGAGCGTCTGAAGAGCGGTGGGAAACTTGAAAGCGAAACCAGGGAACCCAAAACAGGCGAGATCGACCCTCTGTGGAAACGCCTGGGACTGAAATCCGAGGCAGAGGAAGAGGACTACATGATCGACCATCCTGTGGAATACCAAAAAGCCCTGCGCAACTACCTGTCTGACCAAGCCAAGGTGGAAGTACAGAGATCACTACAGGATATCGAGCAGAGAACTCGTTTGCAAGCCCAGGAAACCATCCTGACCAGCCAGATCAAAGCAGCGGGAGTCGACCCCGCAGAAGTGATGGCATTCGCTAAGGAGTTCAACATGCCGTACAGCGCAAAGACATTCGATGTCTATACCCGCTACCACTCCATCAAGACAGACCCCCTTGCGGACGCTACGATCAAAAGCCAGCAAAAACAAATTCACTACATCGAGCCAAGCGGCTCCCGCAACGTGGAAAGCCTTATTCACAAATTGAAAACTGATCCTGACTCACTGAAACCTGATGAAATCAAGATTCTGAAGGATATCGCAAGGCCAAAATAGCGCAGGATACCGCTTAGCCGATGAAAGAAGGAACAAATGGACAGAGCAACCATTAGCAACCTCGGACTCCAGCCTCTCGACGTAGAATTGAGAGCAGAGGCAAAGAAACACCTCTGGTGGAGCCGGTTCAAGGGCAATGTTACACAGGGAATCGACGCAAACAACGACCCTGTTCTGAAAGCCTCTGGCGCCCCGATAGAAGTAAACAACAAGCTGAAAACCATCGGCTACGGCGACCGCCTCCTGATTCCATTGGAACGTGACCTGGCGGGAGCACCCACCCTGGGTGACGCCACGCTGATCGGTCGGGAAGAGCCATCCAGCAGAGCCTACGCCAAGGTAGGGTACAACCAGGTGCGCCACGCCATCCCCGTGAAACTCGGTGAGATGGACGATGCCCGTGAAGCAGCCTTCAGAGCAGCGGAAGAGAACACTCAGAAGCTCGGCTGGTGGCATGCCCAATACGAGAACTACAACATCATTTCGGCCATCTACGAGGGAGCATCTGAAAACCTCTACACCAGCAAGACCAACCCGGACTACGGCCAGGGACTTGGCATTCCCCGCAGATTCCACCCGAACATGTTCTACTACGCAGGCAGCACCCCAGCGCTGACCAAAATCGGTTCTGCCGGGAAATTCCCCTCGGCGGCCAACATCTACACGGCGATAACAGAGGCGACCACGCCACTGAGCTTCTGCGCAGACCTGGTATTCCAAGCCCGCATCAAAGTGATGAAACTTGGGATCAAGCCCCTCGTAACCGAGAATGGCTTCAAATTCTGGCCTTGGCTGATCACACCGGAACAGGCATACACCCTGATGGCTGACAGCACCTTCACGAAGGCGCTGCAATCCCCTGCCTGGCAAGAGCACAAGAGCCACCCCTGGGTGACCGGAGCAATTGGATACTTCGGAGGATTCGTTTTCTTCGAAGACGTCCTGAGCGTCCGTGGATTCTCCGGAACCGCAGGTAGCGATCTGAACATCCTGGGAAGCGTTACACTGGTCGCAAGCGAAGACCTGAAACAGAACCCAAGATTCCTTCCCCAGGGAGGACACATCGCCCACGGCACCGCCACCACCAAGAAAAACCACGTATCTATCATCTTCGGAGAGAGCTTCCTGGGAGAAGCCCTGAACGAGAACCTCCGGTTCAAATATGCCAGAGAGGACTACGACAACTGGGAAGGACTGGGTGCAGCGGTCAAATACGGATACGAACGCCTGGACTTCGTCCCGGAGAAGCACGTGAAGTACCTGGAAGGGACTGAATCCGAGGTAGCAACCTACATCACCAACGTCTACAATAAAAGCTCTGCGCTGATCATGACCTGGCAGTAGGGGGAACAGATGGATAGCAATACCCTGACCAAAATCCAGAACAACAAGCTGCTCGTGGTGAAGCTGGTGAAAGAGATCGCCGGAAGCACCACCGCAGCCGTAGTCTACCACTTCAAACCGAGCTTCCCCTGCCGGGTAATCGATGCAGCGCTGAAGGTGAAGACCGCCTCTGCAGCCACGGCACCCACGATAGCGATTACCAAATGCGTAATGTCTGACATCTCCTGTCCGAAAGACCAGGTGGTTACCGGATACACAGGAGACAGCGACGTGAGCAGCAGCGCAGTACTGAACATCGCAACCGGGACGGCCACCAACACCCACGTTCAGGCCACACCCGGAGCGAACTACCAGACTATGCGTGACATCGACATCGACGACGAGGAAGCCCTGAAGATCAGCATAGGCCAGTGCACCACCAACGCACTGAACGCAACCTTAATTCTCGAAATCCAACCGCTGTAGCCAACAGCAGCATCACAACGACACATGCCTCCGAAGGGGGGGAGCGGGAAACCCTCCCCCCCCTATTAACAAAACAAGAGGAATACATGGATAGCCCAACCTTAGTGAAGATACAGAACTCGCCCCGCCAAACCCTGAAAGTACTGGGGAACATCCTGGGGAGCACCAGCGACTACGTCGTCTACCTCTACAAACCATCCTACCCCTGCAGGATCATCGGCGCACAACTGAACGTAATCGCAGCATCCGGCGGCGAGCTAATTCCCGAAAGCGATCCTGAAGCATACATTTACCCCGCCCTCGCCATCAGCAAAGCCATCGTAAGCGATCCGCAGTGTGTGAAAGACTCCATAGTGACCGGGATATCGATCACCAGCGCAGTGAGCGATAGCGACATCCTGAGCCTGGACACAGGAGCCAGCGACAATACTCATATCCCGGCCAACCCAGGCGATGACTACCAGACCGCACAGAACATCGACGTTGAGGCAGAGGAAGCACTGTTCATCAAACTTGAACAATGCACCACTACCGCCCTATCCGGAACGCTGATTCTCGAAATCCAGCCGCTGTAAGGGAGGAATAATGGACAGACGAACCGTCCCGATCAGCCAACGCCCTCTCATCTGCCAAGCAAGGCCACTCGGCCAATACGCTTACGAGCCACCCGCCAAGGAATACCCGGCCTCACAAGAGGAACCCGACGGCAACCCCAAACCTGAGAGGGATGCCAACGAAATCCTGTACGGAAAGAAGGGCAGCAAGAAAGACAACAAGCAGAAGGAGATCAAAACGCAACCCAAGGTAGAAACACCACCAGTAGAAACACCACCCCCTCCAGACAGCCCCAACGAGCCTGAAACGATCCGGGTAGAGATATGAACATCACAGACATAGCAAACCATGTGCGATCCATCGATCCGGCCATCCCAGGCTTCGAGATCAGCGCATACGCACTGGAACTGCTTGAACAGATAAGAAACAACGGGAAAGAAAGGAGAATCAGCCTGAACGGGAGCGGGATGTCCATCCCCATCCCAGGCAACGTCAAGACGGTGCTGAAGGTATGGAAGAACGGACGGCTGGTTCCGCAAACCCTTCCCGACGAAGAGACGTTCAGCAGCACCCTGAGCACCGAATTCACATACCTAACAGACGCAGACGGAGTCTTGCTGGTCGATACCGACGACTCCCTGCTCGTGGAGTAACAATGAGCATAGAAACCAAAAAACTGAAAGACGTCCCAGTAATGACCACATTCGACAAAGCGTCCACCTTCCCCGTAATCGATGCAGCAGAGGAAGGCAAGGTGAAGCAGATATCAGGAGAAAACCTGC